TCTCTAGAGCCAAAGGAAAGAATTTATGTTGCATACCGTGCACTCTCAATTGAGAATGTTACAGTATCAGCAAAGCGTGATGAGGCTTCAATGTTTGAAGTTTCATTCCGTCTTCTTCCAAACGACAATGCATCATACGGAAAGATCGTAGATCGTTCCCTAGAAGCATAATACAACTTAATATATGAGAGGCTCAACCCTTCGGGGTTGGGCCTTTCTGTTTGGTATACTTATATAATGGCAACAAAAATATATCAAAGCAAAAAGGTATCATTAATAGATGATAGAGTTATTACTATATCACCGTTAAAGATAAAATATCTTAGAGAGTTTCTAGAAATTTTTGAAACTATCAAAGAAGCAAAAACAGATGATGAGTCAATTGCTGTTTTGGCTTTATGCGCTCTTGTTGCAATGCAGCAATACTGCCCATCTATAAAAACAATAGATGACCTAGAAGATAGTATTGACTTGCCAACAATATATGAAGTAATTGATATTGCAGCGGGAATTAAAATTAATGAAAAGTCAGAAGATACAGTTAAGAATCAGGCAGTAGAAAGCGGATCAACCTGGGATACACTAGACTTGGCAAAACTTGAGTCTGAAGTGTTTTTACTGGGCATATGGAAAGACTATGACGAACTAGAATCCTCACTGTCAATGCAGGAACTTACAGCAACACTTACAATAAAAAGAGAGTTAGATTATTCTGATAAGAAATTTTCTGCTGCTATGCAAGGAGTAGATTTAGACAAAAACTCTGGCAAGGGCAATGAGTGGGAAGACATGAAAGCAAGAGTGTTTAGCAAGGGTGCTGCAAAAGATGGAAATGACATACTTGCTTTACAGGGAGCCAATGCCGAAAGGGCTGGTTTTGGTATAGGCATGGGCCTTGACTACGAAAGTTATTAATAATAAAAATAAGCCTGCCCTATGGTATAATTGATTAAACCTTATAAGGAGGAACAAATGGCAACTGCCACTGAAGAAAAAACAGTAACACTAATTGACGGAACAAAAGTCAAAGTGCGTCCACTCAAGATCTCACTACTTCGTCCATTTATGAAGAAGTTTGAAGATATTGCTAAGGTCGCAGAGGACAACGAAAAGTCTATGGATCTTCTCATGGACTGTGTACAAATAGCAATGCAACAATACAAGCCAGAATTGGCAGAAGACAAGGAAGCCCTAGAAGAAAATCTAGACCTTCCAACAGTATACAAGATTGTCGAAGAGGCATCAGGAATTAAACTTTCTGACGCATCACTTCTCGGCAGCCTTGCAAATAACTAAATAAAGAGGTGTTAATGGATGGCTGATGTTCAATCCAATATTCATGTAAATATTGATACGTCTGATGCTTTAGCAAGTCTAAAACTTCTGCAACGTCAAATATCAGCCTTCCATACACAAATGGCAAAGTCTGGTACCGCAGCAGCAGCGGTATCGGCAAATCAAGCACAAAACTTGATGAACGCAATAAATGCTACTGGACAATTCCAAGCATCTATGCGACAGGTAACAACTAGTACAGAGCACTTTACCGAATCCTTAGAGCGTAATAAGTTAACATCTAGAGAATATTTTAGATATACTGGCGCAGCAACAAAAACTTTTGGTAGATTGTTTAAGTCTGAATTTGAAACATTAAACAAAGTTGCACGAGAGCGTGTAAAAGATATACAGACTCAGTACATTAAAATGGGCCGTGGAGCCAATGGGGCTCTACAGTCAATTGCTGTAAGGCCTTTAACTTTAGATATGAAGAACCTGGGCACACAAACTGCTATAGCAGCCCAGAGACAACAACTTTTAAATCAACTATTAAAGCAGGGATCAACAAACCTCCTAAACTTTGGTAAGAATACTCAGTGGGCTGGTCGTCAGTTGATGGTTGGTTTTACAGTTCCTCTAGCAATGCTTGGAACAACCGCTTCAAAAACCTTCATGAAACTTGAAGAGCAGGCAATTAGATTTAAGCGTGTGTATGGAGAACTCTTTACAACACAAGAAGAAACTGAGCAAATGGTTAAGCAGATTCAACTGCTTGCAAAAGAATATACTAAGTATGGCGTAGCCGTAGAAGATACGATGAAGATGGCTGCAGATGCAGCAGCAATGGGTAAGATGGGTGCAGACTTAACTGCACAGGTTGCACAAGCAACTCGTCTTGCAGTTCTTGGTGGTGTAGAGCAAACACAAGCACTTGAAACAACAATCTCAGTAACAAATGCATTCGGTGTAGCCACAGAAGATCTAGCAAAGAAGATTGACTTTCTTAACGCAGTTGAAAACCAAACCGTTGTATCAATTGAAGATTTAACAATAGCAATGCCAAAGGCTGGACCAGTTGTTCAGCAGTTGGGCGGAGATGTTGAAGACCTAGCATTCTTCCTAACAGCAATGAAGGAAGGTGGAATTAACGCATCAGAAGGCGCTAACGCACTCAAGTCTGGTCTTGCATCTTTAATTAATCCATCTGAAAAAGCATCAAAGATGCTTATGGGTCTTGGCGTAAATATAAAAGGTATTGTAGAGGCAAACAAAGGAGATGTTAAGTCAACAGTAATAGACTTTGCAGCAGCACTAGATACTTTAGATCCACTTAACCGTGCTCGTGCAATTGAACAACTATTTGGTAAATTCCAGTTCTCAAGACTTTCAACTTTATTTCAAAACGTAATAGGTGAGGGAACACAGGCAGCGAGAGTTCTAAAACTTACAAATGCTACAACAGAAGAGTTAGCAATTTTATCTGAACGAGAATTAAGCAGAATCCAAAACACAACAACTTACAAATTTAAAAAATCAATGGAGGACTTAAAGGTTGCAATCGCTCCTGTTGGAGAGCAATTCCTTAAGGCTTTAACTCCAATCGTTGAGTTTGTTGGAAAAATACTTGATAAGTTTAACAACCTAGGGGATGGTAGCAAAAAGTTTTTAACTATCCTTACTGTTGCAGTTGCAGGTATAGGACCAATTCTTCTTATGACATTTGGTTTGCTTGCAAACGCTGTTGCCAATATAATTAAACTATTTGCAGGAATGAAGTCTATGTATAACAGAACTGGCAGCGCCAGCAAGGTTCTTGGAGATCAGACAAACTATTTAACTAAGGAACAGATAGAAGCATCTGCAGTTGCAGCATCACTAGATCAGGTTCATCAAAAACTTAAACAAACATTTACATCTGAAGCGTCAGCAGTAAATATGTTAGCAAATGCATATAGAAGAGCAATTGCAGCACAAGCAGGATTTACTGGGCCAGTTAGGGGCGGAGGAAAAGCACCTGGACTAAAAAGATATTCAACAGGAACTAGAAAAGTTCCAGGATCAGGAAATCAAGATACAGTTCCAGCAATGCTTACACCTGGTGAAGCGGTTATTCCAGCACAGGCTGCACAGGACCCAGCAAACAGACCAGTAATTGCAAGAATGATTGCAGGACAAACTGTTCAAGGATTTAACGAGGGAACTACTGGTGTAAAATATCAAAAGACACACGTAGGTGGAAAGAGTGATCAAAAAAATATATCAGACATTATTAAGCATAGTCCATTTATGTCTGATGATCAAAAGTCTAAACTAAGAGCACTCGAAGCAATTCTAGTATCACAAGGATTGCCTCCAACAACCGCAACCTTGCACAAACTAATGTTTAACTTCCCAGAACACTTAAACATGTCAATGAAATCGGCAGCAGGAGTTTCTCCTCAAAGTTTTATAGATGCTTGGGAAAAGATGGGTCCAGGAAAATGGTCAGCCTCAAACCTTAGTGCAACCATGGCCGATCCGCTTGATCGAGCAATATTGGAAATAATCAAGCAAGATCTTAAAGATGGAAAAATAAAGGGTATAAGCGACGACTATATAAGTAAAGTTTTTACAGAAAGAATACCAGCAGAGCGCCCAGAGGTTGCTAAAACAGCAGGGTATAGAGAAGCGCAAAAACTATATCAGGCATCAACACAGTTCCTTTTAGGAAAAGGACTAGGAAATACTCCTGCAGAAAGCGAAAGAATTCTAAAAGAGGCAGTAGAAAAGGGCTTTATAAAAGACTTTAGCATTGAAACAAGAGAGGGAACTGGTAAAACTAATAAGGGCAAGGTAGTAACTGGCTCAGCCACAGTAACATTAAATGACGGAACTGTTGTAAACATGAACAGACTTGGCAGTGGACATAGAGTTAATATAAGCCAAGATGAAGAAAGCAAGGCAAAGAGCAATGCTGCAGTTGAAAGAGCAAGAGCAAAGTCAATAGCACAAAAGGCTGCAGATGTACCAAGCCAGGCAAAGATACAGGTTTTAAAAGATGTCTCAGATGCTGCAGCAAAAACTGCATCTGGAAAGTTGGATCCTACAGATTTTGGAAAGCAGATTTCTCCATCTTCTGGATATAGTTTTAAAGAAGCATCCTTTATGGGTGGACTGTACAAGAAGCCAGATGGCAGTAGAGTTTTTGTAAAGCCAATGATGGATGAAAGAGCAGCCCTAGCAGAAATGAGAGCAACACAAATTGCTCGTGATGTTCATGGACTTAATGCACCAGACCAAAGAATAGCAACAATGCTAGACCCAACGGACCCAAGCAAGCAAAGAAAGTTAATTGTGCTAGAGTCTCCATACAACGCTGCTTTCGATCCTTCTAAAATTAGTAAAAGTTTTACGCCAGAGGAATACTTCAGGCAGTTAGTAGCAGCAAACCTTAGAGTAGACAAAGATCTTAAGCCAGGAAACCTTGGAGGCAATGTACTTACAGATGTTGGTGCAGCAGGTGTATTTGATAGTGCATCTGGAAAGAGAGACTTTGTAAAGAATCTTCCTTCAATGGAAGAAATGGCAAAGGTAAACCTAAGCGGAGTTCCAGGAAAGCAAGCAGGCAATTCACCACGATGGTTTAGCAATGCAACTGCAGATATTGCACGAAGCATGACTTCTCAACAATATCATAATGCAATGATTGCTGAAATTGACAGAGTTCTTCCTAGACTAGAAAAGACTCTTGCAACCATGGATCTTACTCCTGAAGAAAAACCATACTATCAAGCAATGGTTGACAGACTTAGAGAAGGAAAAAAGGTTGATTGGAAAAAACTACACAAACTTCATACATCTATTTTAGTTAAGCCAGACGAAGTTGTTGAAGATCCAAAAACTAAAAAAACAAAAAAGCCAAAGACAACCAGCAAGCCTGCTGGAGTTAAGTCATCTACTGGTAGTCCAAAAGATACGAGACTTGCACCAGCCTCTTTAGCACCAAGTATTCGTCAAAAGCCTACAGTGTTACGTGGAAAGTCTGACGCACCACAAATTGATATTTCAGAACAAGAACTTGCTCGTACGGCACCAAGGGGAATAAAAAGGCTTTCAGATCCAGCAGAAGCAATTGTAAGTGGAGCAAAGTCTACCGTTGCAGAAGCAAAAGCAGTTGGATCACAAATTGGAACAAACATAACTCAGTCGGTAGCAGCAGCATCAAGAACAATGCTTTACGGTACTGGACCTATAGATGCAAATGCAAAATCAGTGCGTCGCAGATTACAAAAAGAAGCAACTCCTAAATTTCAAAGAGAGAAAGCGCTAAAAGAGTCACAAGCAAAAGCAGCAGCATCAAGAACTGCTCTCTATGGAACTGGGCCAATAGATGCAGACGCTAAATCTTTACGTAGACAGATGGAAAAAAGAAGTAGGATAGCGGAAAAAATAGCATATCAAGAAAGAATCATTAGTCAAAAAGCCGCAGCAGCAGCAATGGCACAAGCCCCTATGCTTGGACCACGCAAGCCAACCATGTATGATAAAACAGTAGGAACCGCTGCTGCAAAAGTTAGAACTAGTAAGGTTGCTGAAAACTTTAGAGGACTTAAGGCTTCAGAAAGTAAGATAGGATACTTGCGTCAAAAGTCAGCAGATAGATCAGCAGCAGGTAAGGGACCAGGAATGGGAATGGCTGGAGCCATGGGTGTTGCTTCTGGCGTAGCAATGATTGGCTCAATGGCCCCAGGCAAGGTTGGAGAAATTTCACAGAAGATAATGATGCCACTCATGGGTATGGCAATGATTATGCCAATGCTTCAAAATAAGTTTTCAGCACTTGCAGTAGGTGTTGGTCTTGTTGTAGCAGCATATGCATATCAAAGAATGGTATTTGATAAAGCACAAGATGCAGCCCTAGAACTTACAGATGCCATGGGATCTGGAACAAGAGCAATAAAAGCACTTTCTGAGTTTTCAACAAAAGTTGGCGCTGGAGAGATTATGGACAGAAGAAGAAAAGATTCATTCTCTCCTTTCCAAACTAAAACAGGAAAAACCACATTTGGTGAGGCTTACATGGCGGGAGAAGGCGGAAAAGCCATGGCAAAAAATGTTACACAAACTATTAAAATGGGCGGTGAAAACGGAAAGTCTATGGCATCAGGTCAGGTTGCTGATCAACTTATGACAGCAGTTGTATCGGGAGTTCTAGACCCAGCCCAAGCAAGATCAATTGCAGCAAACCTTGGAGAGCAACTTGGAGATCAGTCTTTTGGAATTGAAATAAATTCAAAACTTATTTCAATGCTTGGTCCAAACGGAGAAAATATTCTTAAAGATGGGGTAGAACTTGAAGTAAAACTTCTACAAGACACAAGAACTAGAATGAATCTTGCTTCTACAGCAGCAAGAGACGCTGGAGGATGGACTGGAAAAGATGTTGGAAAGACTGCTGGATATAGCATTGGAGCGGGACTTGCAGGAGCAGGAGCGGGAGCAATTGCAGGAGGACTACTAGCAGGAGGTGCTGCTGCAGGAGCAACAGGTCTAGCCACTGCAGCAGGAGCAACCGCTTTGGGAGCAGCAGCAACAGGTGCAGCAGTAGGTTCTGCCGTTCCAGTTGTAGGAACAATAATTGGCGCAGCACTAGGGATTGGTGTTGGAGCATTCTTAGCAAGAAAAGACAGAAACAAGAGAATTGGTGAAGCATCTGGTGCATCTATTGCTATGCAGAAAATCGCTCTGCAGCAACAAAAAGAATTAAATGATTCTGTAGAATTAAGATATCAGAAAGAACTTGAAATAGCAAAAGCAAAAGGCGACCAGGTTGAAATGCAGAGATTGTCAGATCAGTATGATGAAGATAAGATTGCATTGCTCACTGAAAATGCAGCACTCGTTGCTGACATTCAAAAAAGTTATGCCGATGCCGAAGGGGCAACACAGAACGCATTAATGACAGGAGCAGATAAAGCAATCACAAAACAATATGCGGGAACTCCTCTAGAAGATGTGGCTGTATTAGCAAAATCAAATATTGATAGTTCTGCTGTTTCAAAAGAAATGCAGTATACACTAAAAATGCAAATGGCAAGTGGACAGATAGACCCAATGCAAATGCTTCAAATATTTGAAACCTTCGGCGATAACGCTGGAGCGATGACGCAAGTTGTTTCTATTATTGGTAAGTTTGGTGGAGACTTTGCTAACCAGATGATGGTAGTTGCTGGTATGTTTGAAGATAAAGAACAGGCAGCAACCTTTATTGCTAACATAGAAGCAAAAGGTCCAAAAGAAGCACAGGAGCAACTTGAACTATTTCAAAGAATTTCTCAATCTGCATTAGTTGTAAATAAAGATGTTCTACTAAATTATTACAATTCAAATCCAGATGCAGCCAAAGAAATTCAAGACTCTTTAGCAGCAATTGATGCTATTAAGGGAAAGGCTACTATTGATATTGTAGCAAAAACAGAAGTTTTTGGTGCTGAAGAAATGGCATTGCTAAAAGCAGATCAGGAATACTTTGACAGTTTACCAGCAGAACAGCAAAAGGTTTATCTGCAAAACATGAAGGTAATGATGACAATGGAGGGCGACCCAGCAATGCAACTAGCCTATAAAAATTGGCTAGAAGAAAAGGGTGGTGCAAATGCTGGAAAGAGTTTCCAAGATTATGTTATTGCTAAGACTCAGCAAAAAACAGAGGCTTCTGGGGCTGAGCCTGCAGCACCAGTAGGTGGCGGTGTACAAGGCGGGGGAAATAAAGTACAATCTTCACCACTAGACGATCTAGTAAAGAAACTAAGAGATGTACGAAAGAACCAGATAAAGGTCACAGAAGGCTGGAGTGCCTCTCGTAAGGCTCTTGAAGGCCTATTTGGCGGTAGCAAGACCATAGATGTATTCAGCGGTATAGAAAACGATCTAAGAGGGCTAGGAGGCTCTCAAGACTTTATTGAGATGATTGTTGGTATGGATCCAAAGGAATACGAAAAGAGAAAGAAATCTCTATTTGAGTTTGACAATAAAGGAAATATTATTGCACTAAAGAGAGATGCTAAAAATATTCAAGAAGCATTAAACTCAATAACCATGGGAGATTGGAACTCAAGCATGGAGGCAGAGTTAAAGGATATTTCTAATCAAACAGTTGCCTTTGAAAAATTATCTAAACTTGGTGTACCAGTTGCTAACGCCTATGACATTATCACTGACAAAACTATTGCAGCAGCAATTGCTAATGGAGCAAATGAAAAAACATTAAAGACTTTGATTGCTAGATATAAAGGTTTGACTGCAGCACAAGAAAAGGCTAAAGCCATTTCAGGAGTTAAAACAGATATTGATCAGTTTAAAAAAGACAGAGTACAAGAAGATAGAATAAGAAATAAGTATAGTTCATCAACTGCTTTTGCAATTGGGTCTGACGAAAACCTTAAGGCAATGGAAGCCGTTATCGCTGCTCAAGAAGCAAGAGTACAAAGTTTAATTGCAAAGGGTGCAGATAGAGCACAGATTATGGCTGCACAAGCCGAACTCAATAAGTTGGTAACTGATTTTAATGATAGACTAAATCAACTAAAGAACACTATTGGTTTTATGCAGGACATGTTTAATGATGGATTTAGTAATGCTATGGAGGCCTTTGATGTTCAAGAAACAGCACTTCAGATAAAGTTTAATCTAGATACAAAAGCAAGTCAAACAATTATAAAAGAAGCACAAGATGTTATTGCTGGAATTCAATACCAGATTGATGATAAAGAAGCAGCACTGAGGGCAATTGAAGATCAAGAGTCAAAGATTAATGATAAGTACGATGAAAGAATAGAGGCTTTAGACTCAATCGAAAAAGCAAACGCCTCAATCTCTCAGCAACAAAGAGGACAGTTAACTCTTGCAGAAGCATTAACCTCTGGAGATATTGCTGCAGCAGCAAGGGCTGCTCAAGATATGAGAGCACAGCAGGCTGCAGATGCTGTAACAAAACAAAAAGAAGCAGTTGAAAATTCTAGACAGTTTGAACTTTCTAATGTTAGGGCATATGATCCAGTAACTAAAACATACAGGACTAGGAAAGAACTTGAAGAAGATATTAAAAAACTACAGAATGAGATCTTTGATATAGAAGAAAAAAAGATTGAGCCAGCGCAAGAGTTTATTCGTTTAAGACAGATACAGTTAGACAAAGATATTGAAGGCCTAACCGTACTTGGAAAAACAAGAAGTGCTTGGGAAGCCATTAAAAATGAAATAGATCTTGCCATGATAAATAGCAAAAAGTTTATAGAGTCAATGCAACTTGCTCTTAACACTAAAAATGATTTGATCAATGCTTACAAAAATCAACAAGCAAGTGGCAACGATCCAATCGTAAATGCTGCATACACCCCTGGACCCCCAGTTCCTGGAGAAACTCCAGAACAGAAAGCAGCAAGAGAAGCAGCAGAAAAAGCAGCAGCCGAAGCAGCAGCAAAGGCTGCAGCAGAAGCAGCAGCAAAAGCAGCAGCAGATGCAGCAAAAAATGCAGCATCAAAGTCTGCATTAGGTGCCTATGCAGCAGCAGTTGCAAAGGGTGATATGAATGCAGCAGCAATCGCTGCAGCAGGAGTAAACCCAAGTGCTCTTGCAGCACAAGAAAGCGGAGCGATTGGAGCAGCATCCATTGCAGCACAATTAAAGGCAGCAGTAGTTGCATCAGAGGCTGCAGCAGCCATAGCAAAAAATGCTAACACACTTGCTAACTTTAAAGCAAAAGAAAATGCAGAAAATGCAGCAGCGATGGCATCAGCAAATGCTAAGGGTCATGTAGGAAGAGCAAAGGGCGGAATAATCCCTAAGATGTTTTCACTTGGTGGTTTTGCAAAGGGCACAGATACAGTGCCAGCCATGCTAACTCCAGGAGAATTTATTATGAGTAAGTATGCTGTAGATTCTTACGGGGTAGACAGCATGAGAAAGATTAATAATGGCGAGGCATTTGGTGGAGCAGTGTATAATAATACATATGCACTAACAGTTAATGCCAAGACAGATGCTAATCCAAATGAAATAGCAAGAGCAGTCATGGATACAATTAAGAGAGTCGACGATAGAAGAGTCAGGGGGGTGAATGTAAATGGTAGATGAGGTTGATCCAAGATATACCTATATGCAAAGCCGTAAGAAATATAACAGGCCTAGCGGTATGCTTTGGTCTGAAAATTCAGGAACCCTTGTAGAAGATCCAACAAGCACCGAAGTGCCAAAGAGAAAAATATATATCCCCTATGGACTAGAGGTGGGTGCCCTTGCCCTTGAAGATACTGCTCCAGAACTTATAGATCAATTTTTAATGTTAACAGATGACAATAGGTCCCCTTTAGATTTTTCTCAAGAGCGTATAGAAAAAAGAGAAAGAATGATTAATGGAAGAATGAGGTCATACCATATATCTGACAAGATGAGACTAAGAACTGACTGGAACATGATTCCGTCCAGGTCTCATTCTGATGTTCCTAGTTTTGATACAGCAACTGGACTTTCACCACACAAATCTTACACAACAGACGGCGGTGCAGGTGGTGCGGATATGCTTGAATGGTATGATTCACATAAGGGTTCGTTTTGGGTATTTCTTGCATATGATAGAAAAGGAATTTTTAAGGGAACTGCTGAACCATACGACCATCTGAAACAATACAATCAGTTAATAGAAATGTTTATTTCTGATTTCTCGTATTCTGTGGAAAAAAGAGGAACTAGTTTTGACTACTGGAATGTTTCTGTAACTCTGGAAGAAGTATAATGTTTGAAGATAAAGACTTACAGAATTTCTTAGAGACATCGCCAACAATAAGAAATAAGTCGTTAATCATTGCAGAGTGGAATATGAATATTCCTACCAATATAAAACATATTGGAAACTACAGATACAGACCAACACAGTCTGGATCAAATTATGCATCACTTCCAACAGGGTTTGATATAAATGACGCTGGATATTTTTATACTAACGCAACAGATGCAGACACAATTGTAGATGGTCTATTCGATAATGATGATCTTCCCACCACACTTTTAACAAAAAAAGAAAAGTTAAAAACATTGTATTCTTTGGAAGACTGCTTTGGTCAGTTTAGACCTAGGTCTGGAATTAACAAGGCTGCATTTTTTGAAAATGGAAAACTACACCATCCAAACCTAGTAATGGCAGATCGACCAAGATACTATATGCCAGATAAAAATGATAAGTTTAAGTATTGGACTTCATATAGAACTGAAGGAACATATAAGTATGTTTATAATGATTCCTCCATAGAGTACGGAGTGAAAGAAACATTTATTGACAAAGATGGTACAGAAAAGTTTGGCATTGTAGATAGTGTATCTGAGTATGGCATAGCATCTAAGGTTCGTGGTTCGCAATACTCAATAGAAGATGCAGTTCCTTTTGTAGTCTATAAAGAAAAAATTCCTACAAATAGGGTTGTTGTTAAGATGCAAACACATACTGGAACAGAAAATCTAGGCCCATTCTCTTCACCATCTGGATCTTTTGCTGACCCATTCTTTGGAGATATAAACAAAAAAACTCCTAGCAAATGGAAGATTCAATTCCTTAAAGATGGTAATTGGGAAAATGTTATTTCTTTTGATCCAGCAGTAACAAGAAGAGATGGCTCCCAGGTAATAAAAAGTGATGGATATTTAGAGATTGCCTATGGACTTATTATCCCAGATGAATGGCGAGATACTTTTGTTTTTGCAGAGACATACATTAGCGCAGACTTGCTTCCAGTAGAATCGGTTGTTGGTTACGCATATCTTATCAAGCAAGACTATAACGATGTTGGAGAGTACCATATTTGGGATGGTTTAGATTACGTAGTTATAAAACCAAAGTATGGCTGGTACATACAAGATGAAACTGTTGATAGACTAACCAACTTTGTTACAGACTTAACATCTCCAGACTACTTTATAAGATCTCTTGACAACAAAGTTCAATATAGAGAGTTAGAATATATTTCTGGAATAAGAGTTGTTGTTGATACGATGAACACCAAGGACTCAACCTTTGACATGATAGAGATATCACCAAGACTTACTGTAGATATTTCTGATAAGACACTGGACTATTCTATAAACAAGAGCGCTTCAGATCTAGGCCTTTCTGGTTTGCCAGTGGGGCAATTGATTGCATCTAACGGAAGCCTTTCTATTTTTGATCATGACCAAGCGTTTAACCCAAACAATAAAGATAGTATTATATCTAAATATATTGCAAGACACATACAATTTAAATTTTATGAAGTAATCAGAGATGTTGCTGGATGGGATTATTTTATTCCTATAAAAACTTTATACTCTGACTCTTTCCCAAAGTCAGACTTGATGTCAAAGCAAGTTAGTTTATCTTTAAGAGATATGTACTGGTACCTTGAATCAATAATGGCACCAGAAATGCTAATGACAGAGGTATCTGTTAGTTCTGCAGTTTCATTACTTCTTGACCATATAGGTTTTTCTAACTACACATTTAAGAGAGTGTCAAACGAAAAAGAAATTATAATACCGTATTTCTTTGTATCTCCAGAAACTAGTGTTGCTCAAGTTCTTGAAGACATTGCTGTATCAACTCAGACCGCAATGTTTTTTGATGAATACAATAACTTTGTCATGATGAGCAAAGATTACATAATGCCAACAGTAACTCAAAGACCAACCACGTTTTCATTAATTGGAACAAAAGATTTTGTTGAGGATAAAGAAATAAAAAATAAAACAAACAAGCCAAAGTTGGCAAACGTAATATCTGTTTCAACACAAGAAAATTCTGTGTATAATGATGGAGCCATTAATTATTCTGCAAGGTATATTCAAAGATCTGTTGGATCTTTAAGGCAAGCAAACCTTGTTGACAATGAAAGATACTACACATACAAGCCAGCACTTTTGTGGGAAGTGTCTGGAAGTCAAAACACAAAGTCTATAAATAATGAAGTAGGAAATCAGTCTGCATATGTCCTTAGCGCAATACCACTAAACTCTAATCTTACAGCAGATGTGCCAGTAGTTAAAAATAACATCGTAATAAACAACACGCTTAGTCTTGGAGAAGCGGTATACTGGATTACTAGATACAACGGATACTTTTATTCTCAAGGAGAAATAATTAAATATGATGCCGTTCAATATAATATTTCTGGATTTGGAAATGTATGGATAACCTCTACAGAAGATTATCAAAACTATTTTGCAAAACTTCCTTTTAATGGAAAGATATATCCAACAGGATTGGTTAGAATATACTCTGAGCCTAAATACTTTGAGCAAGGGGGAGTTGTAAAACTTCAGAATGGTCCTGTTGAAAAGCATGGTCGTGGTCAATTTGGAACAAAGATCGTAGCGCACAATGCTGGGATTGCTGATTACTGGAAGTCAGATAATAATATTAAAGGATGTTACATGCTTTCTCAATATCTTTTTGAAAAAGATTTAACACTGCCTGCAACAACTGTTGCTTCTGCTGGTAAACTTACTGCTGCTGGTGCTTCCTCTGATGCTACATCTAGATCTTCATCAAGAAATGGAATTATTAAAAACTTTATGTCTACATCTTTTGTTGGCGAGATAAGCACAGCAACACAGGTTCAAAGTGGAACACTTCAATCTTCTGCTTTATGTTTAACTGGACCAAACTTTACAACCAAAGAAAAGCCAAGAGACTTTGTATCATATGTCTATAAATCATTAGAAGATAATAAATATAAACACTTTGGAACAAGAATGAGAATTGTTGGCAAAATTGAAAGCAATGAAGACAGAGGGCAAACATCAAATGGGTCAGACACATACTACATAGTTAATGGAAGCACTCCAGATAAAAACATAAATATTTCTGGAGGTTCTGGCGGTCTTGCCTTTATGATAAACCCAACAACAAATGTTGGATATTATTTTGAAATTGCTGCTTTGGGCGTTGGCAATTTGTCTAAAGAAGAAAGAGAAAGCGTAAGCAATGTTTTCTTTTACAAAGTAAAATCTAGCGGGGGATCTGCGGTTCCAGTAAAACTTTGGGAAGGCCTTGGAGAAATTACCGTAGACGATGGAAGATTTACTGGTCAGTCAAGAATTATTGCTGAGGAAAATCCAACAGTATATGACCTAGCAGTAGAGTACCAAGACATAGGAAAAACTAGAAGATTCTATCTTTATATAAACGGCAAACTAATTAAAACTGTAGACGATACAGATCCACTTCCAACATACTCTGGGGTTGCTTTATTTACTAGAGGTTCTTCTAGAATTATGTTTGAAAATGTTTATGCTCTATGCAATAACTATTCTCAAAACACAACATTTTCTTTAGGAGCACCAGTAAACTCAGTTTTTGGGGATTCAGATATTGATGCAAATGAGTCATTTAGAAAGTACGCATTGAGTGGATTAATACAAGACACCTATCTTTCTGGAATAGGAACATCTGAAGCACCAAAATATAACATTTTCTTTGAAGAGTTTGGAAGCATTATGAGAGAGGCAGCAACATTTAATTTTAAATATGATAAAGCCTTTCCAGCACTGACTGCAAAAATATCTCCAACATTTAATAAACTAAAGGGTTATGTTGTTTCAGGATTTAGAGCGGGGTCTTATGGTGCAGAGTTTATTATATTTAATGCAACAGATACAGCGATCAGTCTTGATGAAACAACTGGAAACTACTTAAGAGTACAAGGAATAACATTTACCCAGCAATCAGACAATAGGTTAAGCGTAGATGATTACTTTGACAGAAATACATCTTTATCTAATCCAACATTCATTACTGAAACATCGGTTTCAAATCCATTTAAATTTAAACAAGACTATCAAGACATTAAACTAAGCAGAATGACACACGGAAGAAAAGATTTTTCTTTAACAACTCCGTACATTCAGTCATACGATGAAGCAAATAGTTTAATGAAATGGTTGATTGAAAAAATATCAAAGCCTCGAAAGTCTGTAGGCGTTAAGATTTTCCCAATTCCAACTCTACAATTGGGAGACATTGTAACTTTAGATTACGAAGAGAATGGTGTCAATATGGCATCATCTACTTCAAGTCGTTTTGTTATCTACAATATAGATTACTCTAAGAGTTCTGATGGTGCAGAAATGACAGTATTCTTAAGTGAGGTGCTATAGTGTCAGTAAATCCAACGGCAGATCTGCCAAGTCCAAATCCATCAACAGATTCAAACTCTGTAAAGATCGCAACCCCAGACTTAATAATAAAAGATGACGAAGTTATGTCTATTGACATAATGACAGATTTAATATTTGAAGATATCGGTGGACAAGAACTTGCAACAATTTCTAGACATGATCTTGTAAATGGTCAAAAGATATTGTATACACCTATTAAAAATTTAACAGACCTATATCTTCAATACAATCCAAACAATGTTTTAAGATTGCAGTCTTCGGATTCATATTTTAAGTCCTTATCTATTTCTGTTTTAGATAAGTTACCAGTCTGCGGAAATGGATATGACATAGTTCCACCAGCAAGCAACCCAAATGAAACAGATAAGACAAAGTGGACAAAGGTTCCAAACTGCAAGTCTGTATACATCGACCCAATAACTGGGGATCTAGTTATTAACCTTATAAATGTTAAAGATGGAGAGCAAGCAGAGGTTCAAATATTGACAAGTGGGGAAGTGTTTAATGATACAATATATACTGGAGGAAATGAATGATAACTAATACAGGTAAAAATATTTTAGCCAAGTATCTTGTTGGGCAAACACCATCTTACGCATCCCATATTGCTGTTGGCTGCGGTCCAACCCCTATCGTATCAGATGGAGCACTGGGAGACTATTCAAGTAAAAAGTCTCTCGACTTTGAGATGTTTCGTGTCCCAATCATATCTCGTGGGTTTGTTGATGAGGGCGGAGTTTCAAAAATAGTTCTTACAGCAGAACTGCCAAGTCAGGAAAGATATGAGATTACAGAGGTTGGATTATTCTCTGCAGCCTCAAACCCTGCCGCTGGAGCCTTTGATAGTAAAAATATATTTTCATTTTCTGATTCAGAGTCCTGGAAGTATTCTTCGCAGGGCATAGAAATACCATCAATCTATGAGCCACTAGATGATAGAGTAGTCAAAATAACTAATGCAACTGCATCTGGAACAACATTAACATATACAACAGATATCAGTCACGGTCTTTCGGTTGGAGATACAGTTTCCGTATCCGCAGTTGTTCCATCAGTATTTAACTTGTCAGCAAAAAACATTGCTACGGTTCCAACTCCAACAACCTTTACACTTGTTGCTCCTTCTGCTGTTACAGGAACATTTGTTTCTGCTGGATACTTAATAAATGATGTTGAAACAAATATTATAAGTCAGGCATATCCAGTATTTCAAACAAATGCTGACAATAAAATTTTCACAAATGCAGACAGAGTTGCAAGATACGAAAGGTGTAGATTTTTAAATAACATATTTGCAATATCTGGAAATAACTCAAACATATCTATCGGCTCTGGTGGATTGCTAAGCGTTGCAGATGGATCAAACTTTATTCAGTTGACAGATACAACAGTAAACCTTAGCAAGAATGCCCCAACAGACGAACTAAGACTTGCATTCTCTGTAGTAAACAGAGTTGGTAGCGCAGTAACACTACCCTCTTCTGTTAGAATTATCGTTGAGTTTTCTTCCACAGGCACGTTCAAGACTGGTAAGTGGGCAACATTTGAAGCAGTTATTGATAGCACAAACAATGATTTTGCAGAAAATAGATACTTTGTTGTATCAAAACAACTTCAAGAATTAAAAAAGAGTGCAGACTTTTCTTGGGCTGAAATAAATCAAGCAAGAATATATGCTTGTGTATTTAAGGATGACTCTACTACTCCAACATCAGACTTCTATGTTTGTTTAGATGGACTTAGACTTGAAAATGTAACATCTACAAACTCTGTGTATGGATTAACTGGGTACTCAGTTATCAGAACTCCTCAAGCAAAAACAATAATTAAGTCAGCAAATACAACAAACTATATAGAGTTTAGATTCTCATTGGATGTGGTATAGTGGCAGACGCAGGAATAAAGAATGTTATTATAAAGAAAAACCTTTTAGGAAAAGTAACATCTGAGAATGGAAGAGTTGCTAGATTTAGAATTATTGCAGAAGATAAAAACAGAAAATCTTCATGGTCTCAAATATTTGTAGTTGACTCTCAGCCAACACTAGTTTTACCTGGAGATCTTAATGTTGTAGGAAATACAATACTTGTTAACTGGTCTACGGGAGATGTATCTATTCAAATAACTTATGATGTTTTTGCATCTTTTGATGGTGGAGATTTTAAGTTTATTGGAGTATCAGGTAGTAGTAGTTATTCATTTTTAAAAACTGGAACCTCTTCAGTAAGGGTAGTAGTTCAGATATCTTCAATAAATCCAAAGATAAGTTCTGGTATTGAGGTTTATGATTCTGGGGTTAGGTCTCTGGTATAATTAGATTATGGCTATTTTACCTGTGCCCGAAAGAGGGCAACCACTAGACGTAACTTATATATATCAGATTGTTAAGGCTATTAATGATCTGTCCACACAGATATCTCCTTCAACATATAAGTACGTAACAGTAGACACACCCACATCAGGCAAGCAAAGTGTAAAGGCCTCAGAGGCCCGTATAATAGGTGGATACGTGCAGGTTACAACAAGTACCACCCAGACTGCGGGATCGTCTAAGCCGTTCTCGTATGACTTCGGAACAGACTTTAAATTTGCCCCAGTGATAACAGCAACCCCAATTAACATTGGAGCAACAGATGCTGGAAAAGATGTAACAGTAACAATAAATAGTGTGTCAACTTCAAGGGTAGAAGGAACAGTAAAGTTCAATGCTGGAGGAGATACAAGTATTGGGATCAACCTTATAGTGGTTGG